TCAAACCCCGGCGCCGCTGTTCCTTTGCTCCAAGAGTTTGAAATGGGGAAAGCCGTGAATGGGTCGCTAGGGTCAAGGTCTGTCTCTATGTCGAAAGAATCAAGATCAACCGAATCAGTATTGACCCAGTACCTAGAATAAACCGTTTCATTAGATTCGTGAGAGTATACCTGCCAGATAAAGGTTGCCGTTTGTCCTACCGTTGGATTCACCGGAACGGTAAACGGCATACTTTCATCTGTTTTATTGTCGCTAATTGTGAAGGTGCCTAAAAACCCAAAATCTCCGTTGCCCGTAAGAGTGCCTAAAAAGCCGTCGCTACTGCTGGCCCTTCCAACTATAGCGTAGTCCTCTTTTGCTGCTTCGCTGTCCCTTGCATCAATCGCATTATTGGTAATGCTCGCGTTTGGGTATCCTCCAGTCGGCCAAAAGTCTTTATATTCGTATCTAAAGTCTCCGGGGTCTGTGCCTGACCCTGTATCTGTTAAATTTGCTGGATGGGTTGAGGTGAAACTAAAGCCGCAGTGCTGCGCTGGTTCAAACGGTGGAGTTTGCAGGTCTAGCGTGTCACTAGTATGCGAATCAACCCAATACCGCAAAACGTAGATTGCGTTCGTGGTTCCTGAAGGCGCTGTTGGCAATAAAAGATCACATCGACTCCAGCCAGTAGCCAAGCCTTCAAGCTCAATTTGATTCGTTGAATTTACAATAGCTGGCATTAACTAGAGCCCGTTTCTAAGGTTGCGGTTGAAAAATCAAGCTTTTCCGCTCCCACCGTTAAAAGCTTAAATGTCTCCAAATTCGCCATATTCAAAGGAAGCTGTAACGCTGAAAGCTGGGCCATCATCGTAGTGTAATAATCGCTAAGACCGTCTACAACATCTGGAGCCCAAACTTCAAGCGCTGCGGAAACATTCCAATTCAGGTTTTCGCTGTAGCTGTAATTGTAGCTACCCTTGATAAACTTTGCCTCATTGGTTTTGACCCCATCGCCAAAGAATAAATCAATGTCGAATATCTCGCTACCCTCTGACAAGTCGTCTCTAAACCAGTCCCTGAATGTCTCCATTTCAGAATCTGTAAATTGCCAATCGACGGAAACGGTGTAGATGCGAACATCTGAGCGCTGGCGGTTCTTATATAAGGCAGTCCTTTCCTTTGTTCGTATCTTATCGCTCGATACTTCAAAGCTGTACGATACGCTTGGGGCTGGTAAAGAAGTTGGATACGTCTCTGTTGCCATTATGCTAAAACCTCAATTTCAAGTTGCGCCGAAACCTTCCAGTTTAGAGAACCAGAATTATTTACTTTGTAATCGCCTGTAAACTTGCAGACCTGAGAAGCGCAAGAGCTCCCGCCGAATGCAAGCTCCATACTAAATTGATAAGTCCCAGAACGCAAAGCGACATTGTAAAACCCAGTGAAAAGCTCCATCTGCATGTCAGTAAATTCCCAAGCGACTTGGACAAAGTGAATCTTTACCGTAGAGCTTAGAAGCTGCCTTGATCGGCCTGAGTCCATAGCCCGGCGCGTCACTACTGGCTCTGGGTCAACGCTGTAAGCCTGTGATGGTATCGGTAAAACGCTTGGCCAAACTTGAACGCCCATTAAACCCGCTCCCTTTTAAATGCCTGAGCCGCTCCTAACGCGACTGGCCCGTTTCCGCTTGATAATTGTTCGGCAACCACTCCAACCGCTGCTTCAACCACTTGGATTCCTAAAGTTCCGTCGCTTTGCTGTACCGCTGAAACCCTCGTATTTGGCGCGTTGTTGTTGATTATAACCTTCATTTCACCCATGCCGCCGCCACCGTTGGCCATTCGCATAAAATTACGCTGCTGTGAGGCATTAAGAACCGCTTCACCGCTGTTGACGTTGGCACTGAGGTTGTCGCCTGTAAATGAGTTGCCGCCAATAAAGCCGCCCTGCTCAAAGCTTCCGACTGATTGGTTTCTTATTGTCGCGACATTTGCCGCCGTTTGAACTCCAATCAAGGCGGCTGCTCCTAAATTAGCTGGAAATGGCCCTCCATGTGCAAGCGCATCTTGAATGGCAATAGCTCCCTTCATTGTCGCTTCAGCAATGGCTATTCCCTGATTGATTCTGAAAGCCTTCTCGCCTTCAACACCTGCGATAGACGCAAGATCCCTCGCAAGGTTCGCGCCGTCCTCAACCTTTTTCTTATTGGCCGCTAATCTGAGTTCCCGCTCCTTCTTCGCATTCTCTTCAGCCTGTTCTATCCTCTGTTGTTCAAGATCATATTCCTTGTTGAATTCATCAACCATTCTTTGGAGCTTATCGGCATGATATTGCTCCTCTTCAATTCTGGCTTTTTCTCTAAGTTCCTCTTCTTTATTTATAGATTCTTCAGCCTTCTGTTGAAGCTTTCCAAGCATCTCAATTTCCAGCTCGATATTTTTAAACTTACCATCCTTTAAGCGCTGCTCTATCTCGAATTGCTGGTTTAGCAGATCTATTGTAATCTGCTCTTGTCGCTGGATCTCCGTTAGCCCAGCTATAAACTCGTTCTGATCCTTGAGCTTCTTAAGGCGTTCTCTGCCCTCTGTTTCCTTCTCAATTTGTTCTGTAAGTTGCTTCTCTAGGTCTAGGAATTCTTTGTCTAGCTCTAGTGATGCTCTCTTGTCTTTAAGCTCCTTATCAAACTCAACATCTCGCGCCGCTACGATGGCGGCAGGCCCCTGTTGAAGCAAAGCCTTCTCTCTTTCTGCCTGATTTCTTGCAATTATGGCATCTATTAAGGGAATGTCTGCGACTGTAGCCTTCTCTAGTTCAAATTTGGCTTCTTTTAGTTTAAGCGTCGATGCATCAATTACGCCTCTAGGCGCTGCGATGATCTTAGCAATCAAGTCGCCTAAGCCTGATTCCCCAAGAGCCGCTGTAAATTTAAACCATGAATCCGAAAGCTGAGATAGTTGACCGTCAATAGTCGCCATCTGCTCTGCCATAGCTCCAGCAAATTGAACATTGCCCAAGTCCTGCAAGTAGCGCTCAATATCCGCAGCGCTTTTACGTACAGTAGTAGTAACGCCCTGAAAGGTGAATTTTACGTTGTCGCCTTCCTGCTTGCTCTTGATTCCAAACTCTTTCAGGCGCTCAAACTCGTTCGTAGTAGCATCGGCAACCGCTTCAATAAACTGGTCTAAGCTCTTGCCCATCGCTGCGGCTGTGTTGCCGTATGAGAGCAAAGCCTCTTCGCTTGGGTCTAAACCTAGATTCTTGAGCTTTATAAAGGAACTAGTGATTTCCTCTAGCGTGTTGGGCATCTGCGCGGCTGTAGCTCCTAGCTCTGCCATCGCAATTTCTGCGCCCTCAATTGAACCCGTTGCCGTCTTAAGCATGGCGTTGAGCTTTTGAGCGCTTCGGATGTTGTTGAAAGTAGACCACAAAGCCGCCGTTGCCGCTGTAAGTCCTGCCACCGCAACCGCAGCAACGCCAAAGCCTTTCGCGACTCCTCCAGTTGCTTTTTCGGTCTTCTTGGCCTGCTTCTCTAGCCCGTCCAAGCGCCTTTCAGCCTGCAAGACCTTATCGGATACAACCTTGATTTCTAACTCTGCGGTAACTGCCATTTTTTAATCCTGTCTTGCGTTGTAGTTGGCTATTCGTCTTTGCCTGTCAATTTCCATAAGAGCTTCCACCTCGAATGGCTCTATTTGCGTTTTCGTGAGTTCTGCCCATGCCTTGATTTCCATGTATGATAGAGCTTCACTAGGCGCGATTTGATAATACCACTGTAAGAGGTATCCCGCCTCTTTCGGCAAAGGCTCCTCGCTTGCCAATTCGTGAGGAACCTTTCCAGTTTTTTCTCTAATATGCTCAAGAACTTGCCTATGGGTTTGGCCGCCAGAATCTCCCTTAATCGGTTGGTCAAGTTTGAATCTATCCTGAACATGTTTAATTAACCCATCTATTTTTTTTTACAGAAAAGCGTCTGCGAAGAAATTACTCTATCAACTTGATCCTTGATCTGTGGAGCCTCTTCGAAGAGTTCCAGCTTGTTTTTGTCGGTAAGCTCAAGCGGTTTCCCTTCTTCATCTTCAAGGTTCCAGTCTATAAGGCAGTCACAAAGAATCTTTAAGGTTGCT